CTCTTGGCCATCCAATCGCCTTATCTCTTGGTGTAAGGTCTAAGAAGTCGGATGAAATACAAATGACGCCAAGATACTTTTCGGTCTGTCCATCAATGACTGTATAGAATAGATTACGACCAATATTAGAGTTGTTCTTCATTGTAGAAGAAAAGGTACGAACGGTGTTCCAGGTTTCAGCAAGGTCACCATTCGATAACTTCATAATTGGTCTTAAATTTTCATAGTCATCTGGTGATTCTGGTTTCCAAAAATTGGCCTTAACTTCATCAATCAGTTTAACCTGTTCAGGATTAACCAACTGTATATCCTGACCGAATAGAGTTGTAAGTTCCCGTGTGGGATATTTCTCATGTACTTCTAACCACTTTTGATATAAGGTGTATTCACGCACATCCATTTTAGATGCATATGTCAAATCACCAATCAATTTTGTTTTCAGTTCTTCTGTATCAATGTGTGTGAAACGTTCAGGTTCATTTTGAACTTGCCATAAACGCCATTGTTCATCAACAGGAGGTATTTCTTTTTTAGTTGCCATAATAAAATTATAAATAGGTGTAGGTCGCCGAATTGCCGTTCGCACCTACTCTAATACGAAAGGGTGTATCAGCCATGATTATATATTCAATTTACAAATGTGTCAATAGGTTAAATGGTAAAGTTTACATAGGATTTGATTCTAAGTGGCCAAACCGTAAATATGAACACAAATACAATACAAACCACAAAAAACAAAAACTGTACCATGCCATAAGAAAATACGGTTGGAATAATTTTGATTGGGAAGTAATTTACCAATCTTTTGATGGTGAATATACACTAAAAGTTATGGAAAATTACTTTATTACAGAATACCATTCGTATAATAACGGTTATAATGAAACATTAGGTGGTGAAGGAACTTTAGGTCGTATAACAAAAGAAGAAACCAAAAATAAAATTTCTAAGGCTTTGAAAGGTAAACCTAAATCCAATCATCATATACAAAAAATGGCTGAAACCAGAAAGGGTAAAACACAAACAGAAGAAACTCGGAGAAAAAGATCCGAATCTATGAAAGAAACTTTGAGGTTAAAAAAACTCAATTCAACTGTGATTGAAGTTTCTTAATAGTTTTAGGATTAAAATATTTTCTTTTAATTTTTTCCAATTTTTTCAAACCGAATTGAAAAGCTAAAGGTTTTACTCTGCTGGTATATACAATACCATTCATGTGGTCCAATTCATGTAAGAAAACTCTTGCACTTATGCCATCAAAAGTTGCTTCCCTTTTCACACCTGTGAAATCCTGGTATTCCACTTTAATCTTTTTAGGTCTGGTAACTCTCAACATCAACAATGGAAAAGTAAGGCAACCTTCTTCCATGTGTGCTTCACCTTCCACACTAATCAATTTTGGATTGTAACAGGCAATGTAATCATTTTCGGCACCCATTACAAATACACGATGTTCAAATCCACATTGGTTGGCAGATAAACCTAGACCATTTTGTGATTTGCAGGTTTCAACAAGTAAAGAAGCAAAGTCATCTGGATTAATTGGTGCATTATCAAAATCAAATTCTGGTAATGCCTTATGTAATGCTGGATGAGTTGGGTCTACCAAATCAAATGTTTCAAATTCTGGTTGTATTTGTGTGGCACCTACATTTTCTGTGGTGTCATATAGTTTAATGTAATCTGTTGTCATTTTGCATTCTCCAAATAATTTTCAAAAAGATTCTTTTTCAATTCATATATTCCTAAACCATTGTTACAAGGTATACATAAAATTCCTCTGTATTTTCCTGTTGTGTGGTCATGGTCTACTTGTGGTTTAATCAACTCGGTATTACATATTTTACATTTATTGTTTTGATTTTCCAATTCCTGTAAGAACTTATCATAAGTTATATCAATTATTCCACGCTTCTGCCATTGTTTTTCTGTCAACTCTGGTTTATTTTTTTCTCGGTATTCTATATGTTTATGTTCATATAGTTTATATTGTTCTTTATAGAAATTTGGATTATCCTGTAATCTTTTTTTTCTATATTCTTTACCCATTTCTTTGAATTTTTGTTCATTCCTTTGTTTATAAAGTTTCATATAATCCGGATGACTTCTTTCGGGTAAATCAGGATACTTTCTTTTTCTTTCCATATAAACTCCTAAAATTATTCTTTGTTTATATATTTATACAAAAAGTAATTTCTAATTCTTGGATATACGGCTGAAATTTCCTTTCTTCTCGAACCGGATTATACTTCTAAATTTGTCAAATAATTGGTCGCCTTTATGGGAAATAACAAACACATTTGTGTCCACACCCATCTCATGTATCAATTTTAAAAATTCTTCTGTACCAACTGTATCGAGGCTAGAATCAAATACCTCATCTAGTATCAACAGGTTAGTATTGGTAGAGTTCTTCATCTTAGCAATCTGTCTCCATGTAAAAAGGAGTGCTAGGTCGATACGCATCTTCTCACCTTCAGAGAAATTGGCATAAGAGAATTCATCACGGTGTCTACTCTTAATTGTTTCTTCAAAGTTTTCATTGATGTTAAAGTTAACAAAGAAGTCCATGGCAGTCAGGTACTTGTTGATTAACTTATTCATAATAGGCAAGTATTGTTTAATGATTTTGGTTTTGATACCAGTATCTTTCAACAAAGAACCTGCAAACTCATAATAATGTTTTTCATTCATCAGTTCTTCATATGCCGTGTTGAATTCAAACATCTCAGATTTCAACTCAAGTAACTTTTGATTATCAGTTTGTGGACTGTTAACCTTGACTGACAGTTCATCAATCTGTTTATTCAACTTATCAATGTATGAACTAATGGCTCTCATTGTGGCATTATGTTCTGTTACTTGATTTTGATGTTCAACAATATGTTGGATAATCTTTGTAATTTCCGACATTTCATTGGTAATATTTTCAAGTTCGGTTTCTACCTCAGTAAGACCGGTCTTCTGTGTACCTAATTTATTGGTACGTTCTGTAACTTGTTGTTCTTTGAATTCTGGTTCAATAGATTGTTTGCAAGTAGGACAGTTATCATTATGTTGATAGAACTCAATATCTTTTTCATTCTTTTTGATATTGTTTTCAATCTTACCTTTGACTTGGAATAAACCTTTAGATTTCTTTTCCAGTTTTTCTTTCTTATCACCAATCTTTGAGTTCAATACGGTAACGTGTTTGTTAATCAACTCAATATCATTTTGTAATTTATTGTGTTGTTCTTTTGATTTACCAATCTCAGCCAGTATCTTGGCAATCTCATCATCATTATGCTTCTTGTGTTCTTCAATGTTCTGTAACTGTAGGTTGATTTTTTCTTCTGTCAGAGAGATACCATACTTGGCTTTGGTAATATCTTCTTTAAATTCAGATAGTTTTTCTTTGACCACAGAGTTCATTGATGAAAAGATTTGAATGTCGAGTAAGTCCTCGATAATAGTTCTACGGTCATTGGCAGATAACTGCATGAACGGAACAAAAGAAGCAGAACCAAGGATGACCACCTGCGTAAAGGACTTATAATTTAGTTTGAGAATTTGCTTCTCTAAAATTTCCTGATAGTCTTTTGCAGCGGCATCCTGGTTCAGCAGAACATCATTGATATAAATTTCAAATGTATTTGGTTTAATACCACGAACAATCTTATATTGTTTCTGACCAATATTAAAGAATACTTCCACAACACAATCTTTTGTATTGATGGAGTTTACCAGTTGTGGTTTATTTATTTTACGAAATGGTTTACCAAACAAACCAAAACAAAGTGCATCCAATACAGTAGATTTGCCTGCACCATTGTGACCAATAATTAAAGTATTATTGGACTTGGTAAAATTAATTTCTGTAAAGTGTGCACCAGTGGAAAGAAAATTCTTCCACCGAATCTTTTGGAATAATATCATGCTTGTTCGGTATTCAATGCTTCAACGTAAAGTTCTTTTACGATATTCTTCAATTTAACATTATCAATACTATCTTCAGAAATACCATCAATGTATTTGTTGAGTATTGTAATAGTATCTTCTGCTTGGTCTACCAGTTCTTCATCATCAAATGATAACTCGGTAAAATCTTCAGCAATAGAAATGTCGATAGGGTTGACATTATACAGGTTATTCATGAACTTGTCAAATAGGTACGGGTTGGTTTTATTAACAACAACCACTTTGACATAGGTATTCTTGTATTCAGATAGGTCTTTATCATCAATCTCTTTAATGGTATCTACCTTATCGTCATATAGGATTTTGTGGAACATACGATTTGGATTTGGTATGAATTGTATTTCATCCTTCCAAAAGTCCATCAGGTGAAACCCTCTAGTATCATTATAGTCTTGCCATGTTAACTCATATGGATTACCAAGATAATAGATGCCGTCTGAATCTGATTTGTGGTGATAGTGACCAGAGAATGTGTAATCAAACTTGTTGAATATAGACCGGTCTAGACCATCTTGTGATGGCATACCACGATGCATAGCAAAGCCTGCAATCTCAAAGTGACCCATACAAATTGTCGCATCAGTATCTTTGATAAACTGTAATGTTTGTTCATAGTTATCGGCACATATCCATGGTACCATTGCAATTGGTTTAGGTCCAATATAGATGGTTTCTGGTTCTGTGATAACATGTATGTTACCATACTCTGCCAATAATAGGTCAACAGAGTTTACATCATTTGTATTCTTAAAGTATGTGTCGTGATTACCAGCCAACATAAAGACTTCACAACCCATCTCTTGTAACGGGTCAAAGAACATCTCTTTGGTACGCTTCAGAGAATAGAAGTTGACATACTTCCTACGGTCAAACGTATCACCTAGAATCAATACAAATTTGATTTGTTCTTCTTTGATTTTAGGAAAGAATGTTTCACGGTAGAATTTCTCATAGAAATCCAAGAAATGAACTGAGTCATTCCTAGCACCAAAATGCTGGTCTGTGATAACGGCAATTTTCATCATTCGTATGAGATACTCAATACATTATTATGATTAATTTTGGCAAAAGCATCTGCCTGTTCTTTGGTTTTAAACCACTTAAAGAAATGTACTGTAGATCCTTGTGCAGGAACCCATTTAACTTTCCACATATTTTCTCCTCAAAGATTACATTATAACACTATTCTATAAATTTTTCAATCCCTTTAGGCTTCTTTGCCGCTTTGGAGTCTTTCTTTGCCTGTTTGGCATCTTCATATGTCTCAATGAACTCTGAAATGTTATCATACAATTCAAACTGTCTGGTAGTACCATCTTCAAATTCCATCATCTCAAACTCATCTAAGATACCAATCTGTTCTGTGGCTTTGTATTTGACATACAGTTGTTTCTTTTCCTTCTGT